ATGGCGAGTAGGTGCAGGTGCAGCGGAGATGTTTTCATGATTGACTTTTTAAAATCTTTATTATGTTTGATAGGTTTGCACAATAATCCTATATTTAAATATCAATATTATGAAGAAGAAGTAAGGGAGTGTTCACACTGCCATGAGCAATATTCAATAAGACCTTTATTTTAATTCAAACTTTGTATAACTAAAATTATACCCTTACGGCTATAAATCCAAAATATACCCGTACGGCTATAAATCCAGAATATAACTGTAAAGGTATATCTAAACAATTTAAATAGGAGGCTACCATGTTCAAATTTATTTCAAATTATTTTTCATATAGAAAAGAAAAAGCCCAGGCGGAAGATTACTTATCTGGATTCGGATATGCTATGTCAGCGTATTGTATAGAAGAATTAAGCATTTCTGAATTAGAAACTTATATTCATACCGCTAGAATAATGGGTGATTATGGCCCTTTTGATGCTGGATTTAAGGAAGCTATCCGTACTATCCGGGAGTTTGATATTAAAAATGGCTAAAATAAACCACACCCTCAATACATTCCTGCCACTCTACCTGGAATATGCAAGGGGTAAGCTAAAACATAAGACGGTCAATGAGTACGAAAGGCTTATAAAGACTAACTTACAGCCTGAGTTCGGGGTAGAAAAACTGACCTCTTTTTCTACCAAAAAAGTAGAACAATGGCACATACGTATTAAAGCCAAAACACCTCATTTAGCAAATAGGGCCTTAGCGGTCCTCAGCGGCGTTTTAAAGCTCGCTGCTCGTTGGGGGTACATTCAGTCGAATCCCGTAAATGGAATAGAATACGCTAAGGAAAAGAAGCGAGAGGTGTACTTAGACCCCGATGCCAGAAGCAGACTGCTGGGTGTCACCTACAGTCAGGACCCGATTGATTGCGCTTTCCTTTTAACAGCATATTATACTGGGGCCCGACCAGGTGAATTGCAGAAGGCAAAGAAAGCCTGGATTCAGGGAAATGTTATCCGCTGTCTGGATGCTAAGACGGGGGACCGCAATATCTATTTACCGCCAGAGGCTCAAAAAGCCATCCTGAGCGTACCAGCTCACGATTCTGAGCTGATTTTCCCTGGGGTGAATACTTCTGTCCTGTGGAGGAGGGTACGCAAGGAGGCCAAATTAGAAGGTTACAGGCTGTATGATTTACGTCACACCTTTGCATCTGCAGCATTGGAGGGTGGCGCATCGCTTGAAGCCATCAGCCAACTGCTCGGACACAATGACCCCAAGACTACCCGAAGGTATACACATCTAACTAATAAGGCTGGAAATGAAACTGCGGCCAGGACAGCCGCAGTATTGAGTGAACTAGATTAAACCCTTTTCAAACTTCTCGATGTTATCCTTTACTTTATCAACGTATCGTTGATTAACAAAGGCATTGCCTACTGCAGTTCGCCGTGGGCTTCCTGCATTGTATGCGGCGATTACACCGTCTATTCCATGCTTGTCATAGAATCTTTTCTCCAGGTTGTTAAAATGTTTACATCCATATTCTAATCCTTTAGGGCCACATAACTCAGGGAAGGCACCATGAAAACTAAGTTCTCTAGCAACAGCACCCATAATTTGCATTGGACCCCAGGAGGCTTGTTGACCCCACCACTCTGTATGCCGTGAGCTGATACCTTTTATGTAAGGGAAGTCAATAGGTGCAATTTCAGACTTAATTTCTGCAGGAGTTAGCTTCCTAAAAGGCCCCTCATCAATGACATTAACCAGGTAACGATAGTGGGGCTCAACTCGGTAGGCATATACATTACCGCTACTTTCAGTATGCACTAAACCTGCCACCAAAGAGGTAGGCAGACCATGTATACAGGAAATAGATTTTATATAAAAATTTAAATCTGTCTCGTTCAATTGTTTTCTCCTAAAAAGTTATTCTAGTTTGTTCATCAGGCTGTATCTCGGATTCACAGGACCCTAAGTTTGGCCATTGCCATGTAACAGGAAATCCAAATTGTTTAAGAAAAGCATCCTGGGCTTTATAAGACTGAGCTTCTGCAGCTTTCCTTTGGTCACATTGGGAAAAGTCAAAGCCATTTGCATACTGAAAGTAGTGGACAAATTCATGTACCAATAACCCGGCAGCAATTATTGCTGGTATGTTTTGTATGCTTTCCCCTAAGTAAACTGTATTAGTCTGATGAGAATAAATACCTCTCGCTGTTCCATCTTCCGGTATTTTTAATATTTGACTTAATGCAGAATCCTTTATAATAACGACAACCGGTTTACTCAATCCGTTGCGTGTATAACCAGTATACTCCGCAGCAGATTGAAATGCTAATGCAATTATTGAAGGAAAGGTTTCTGCTGGAATAGGGACCGGTACTTTATGAATTGGATGGTCCTTCTCTGCAGCTGCCACTGGATGACAAGCTGCAGTAAAAAGTAGTATGCTAATTATTAGGGATACTGACCCATTTAGTAGTTTTCTCATTATGCTTTTTCCTCTCTGTATAAACAGGCATTGAAATTGTAATCCCTAGTTCAGGGTGCGTTAGCCACAATGCCTGTGCTGGTACTTCAAAAGAAAAGTTACCTGAATAAGCGTATTCATCATACCCCTTCAGAGAACCATTTACTATTAATTTAGGTAACATCATTAGTGTGTGAAAGTGACCCACTAACATGGTGTCATACCCTAAACCTATATTACTATTCCTGGAACGCTTTTTATTATCTCCTCGTATTATAGGTCCTATCGGTCCTATAATACCATCGCCACCTCTAAACTGGTCACCATGAGTTAAAAGATACGTATGATTAAATACTTTGTATAATGCATCAGGTCCATCTGGAATATAAAAAGTCACACGTTTATCATCTTTAAAATGCTTTGCTAATAGCTGATAAACTAACCAATCGAAACTGGTATAGTGCCTTTGCTTATTCTGAATCTTCTTGGTATTTCTACCATGATTCCCAGTTACACAAGGTACAAAAACATTCCCAAAATTGTTAGCTATTAATTCAATACCTTCAGCTAACACACCGAACAAGTCAATGATAGTTGGCATTATAGGCATATCATTTGTATTTGTCAACTCTTCATGTATATCACCTGTTACCATATCGCCACCCAGGTTAATAACAACCCCCGGATAATTAGGATTAACCGTATAGTTTTTTAACAAGTCAACAGTCGATTGAAATAATTGCCTTGCGCGATTATGCGCGATTTTAATATTAAACGCATTCTTATTTGCAATCTCTGATGAGGAAACTACTTCACCCCAGTGCCAATCAGACCACATTGCACAAGGTACACCTGGGGATTTCTTATCTTTACTGGAAGGTTTAATTAACCAACCTGGTAATGCAGTCGGCTCTTCAGCTAATCCAAATATAAATTTCCTAACATAAGATGTAGTCAACTGTTCTTTTTGTGCGGACCTTAATTGTGCCTGGAGTGATTTAACTTCTACTTTAAGTGAATCAACTTTATCCGGTACAGTCACTGAAGCAGCATAACCTTTTTCAATAGCTACCTTTAGTCGATGTACATAAGTACCTCTATTTAATTTCAGTGCGCGTGCTGCAGCTTCCCTTGTGCCATGTGCTCTTAGTGCATCAACCGCAGCTTGCAAGTCTTTTTTAGATACTGGTTTCTGTGCCATATTTTGATTCCTAATCTAAGGTAATAAAAAGCCAAGTCTATAGTATAGACTCGGCTGTGTCAAGAATTAATTATATTTACTTGTCAGGTTTAGGCCCTTTGTTAAACAACCTGGCAAATGTTGAACTATAAAAATCCAGGCCATATATCTTTTCCCAGATACGAATGCCTATCCATATAATAGTGAATAAAGAAGCAATAGCCGGTAACCATTCTAACAGTGTGCTAACTGCAACTAGCCCAGCCGAGGCATCCGTAATTTCTTTTACTAAGTGTTCTGTGTTTTCCGTATACATTATTTTTTATTTCCTATTCTTCGTTTAATCATATGTATTACTTCAGGCACAATATCGTCCAGATGTTTCAGGAATGTAGAATGCGGATTGAATCCATCAAAGTGTTTCTTTAAATTATAATTTGAAACTAATGTACCTGATTGAGGTTTTTTACCATAGTTACCCCACAAATGTCCGGGTCTAAGTTTACCTAAGTTCAGTACCCAATCTCCACCATGGTAACAATTAATCACCCAACAATCTTTTCTAAATTCTAAACCTGAATCAAGAGCACCGTTGAATGATACCACACCTACAACATTTTTGCATTGTTTTTGTGCTAGATAGGATAAGGCTAATCCATTACTATGGCAAACTATCACAACATCTTTGTGGTGTTTATCAATATGTTCAATTAATCCGTTAGCCACTTTCCCCATTCTTATCCTATTAGCAATCACATTACCTAAAGTGGTACGTGCAGCCTTGCCATAAATATAAGGATAGCATTGCATATGGTGTGCATTAAAATACGGACAAAAAGAATAAACATAATCACCGTCAGAATTAAATCCTGGTACGGGAATTATATCGGGTAAATCATTTACTTGTTGTTCCACTTCACTTCCTGTTTGTTAGTATTACAAGTAATTTCCAGTTTACTGTTTTGTACATTCTTGCCTACATAAATGTGAGCACCGTTGCCTTTACCTTTTGCATACTGAGTTAGCGAACCATAACGCGCTTTACCGTCGACATAGGTACAGCCCGCCCGGTCCGGGTCAGCATCATGTGCTGCTGTAGCGCAGCCTGCTAAGATTAGAGCGCCTAGCGTGAGGGATACTGTACTTATTTCTTTTTTCATATTTGCTTTTCCTTTCTATTTATTTAATTTTAGCTCTTTTAGCCTTTCTGTCAGCCCACTTATCCTGAGCACCTTTAGGTAAATCAGTTAAAGCTGGTAGAGTGCCATTAGCCACTACATAATCCATAAAGTCTTCAAACACCCTAGCTACAGATTGGTCAGTTTTTGCTAACTCAACTACATCAGCTTGAGCTATTAAATGGGCTGCGTATTCAACTTCATATCCATCTACTAATTCTTGTGTTAAAGTGGGGAGGCCTACAGGCCAGCCAGTAATTTTACCAGCTTTAGTAGTGATACCGTCTATTCCCGGATGTTTCCACCCCAATGAGTTTGCATTTTGTACTGTTATATTCATACTCTTATCTCCGAAATTGTAATTGATGAAGAACTAACGCCCCCATTTTTTCTAGCGCTACTTGCGCCATTGAATGTTAAAGTACCGGCACTTGAACTCCCTATCCGTACTTTAAAAGTGGTACTACTTACAGTGCCTGCTGTCATATAGTGTGTTATATTCATGCTTGTGGGAGTATTAGCCACTGGAAGTATTTGACTGGCAGCAAGAGCATTAGCCGTAGAATCTTGGAATAATGCGCCGGTGTATACCGACCCTGACGTATGAGCAAATACCGCAGTAACTTCTATCAAAAGAATATTGTTCGTATTAGTCGGAGTAATAGAGAGTGTCATAAACTCATTACCCTCAGTATTTTGAGGGATAGTATCATCATTAGGCATTGTAGTAGTTCCCGTTGCTACAGCACCATCCGTTACATTTACTACTTGCACTAAACGGGCGTGCTCATTACCATTGCTATCTGTAATTGTGTCTACCGTTAATCCACTCATAGTAGTTCACCTCGTATATAATTAATTACTCGGATCATGATGGTTGATACTCCGTGATTGTGATTGAGTAGTGAGCAGCCCCACCAAAAGTCCTTGCGCTAGTATTCCCGTTTAAATAACCTGTGCCTGAATCTACCCCCACTCTTACTTTAAAGGTTGTTGTAGAAGTTGTTCCTGCAACTTGATTATATTGCATATGTAAATTCTGTGGATAGTTTCCAGAGTTTTCAGATGATACGCCTACTTGTATTGCGCCGGCATCAGAATCTTTAAATAATGCGGCAGAAAATATATTCGTTATGCTTGTTGATATACAAGGAAAATTAACTTCTATTTTTAATAGATTTGAACTATCTTTAGGAGTTATGCTTGCTGTTATAACCTCTGCTCCTTCGGTATTTTGTGGTATTGTATTATCCCAAGGAATTACACTTGTTGTTGTTGAATAGGCATTATCAGTTGTATTAACTACCTGCACTACTTGCTGCTTCTTAAAAGCACCAGCTTTATCATAAATATCATCTACATTTAATTGACTCATATTTTATATTCCTATTATGAAGATGGTTGGTATTCGGTGATTGTTATAGAAGAAATCATAGTTCCACCATACTTTCTCCCTGCGGAATCTCTATTGAAATACAAAGTACCTATAGAACCTCCAGCTCTAAATTTAAAGGTAGTAGCGGAGGTTGTCCCCGCTGTCATTTTATGTATAAACCTACATGTATCCGTATAGCTATTATTATGATTTCTTTGTGTTAAACACGATAGAGCATCGGCAGTTGAATCTTGAAAGAGAGCAACTGTTATTCTATCATTTGTTGTTCCGTGCCCAATGTGGAGCATCGCCTCAATAACCAAAATATTACTAGTGGACTTTGGAGTTATTGCCAAAGTCATATATTCATCACCCTCAGTATTCTGAGGTATGGTATCATCATTAGGCAATGTAGTCGTGCCTGATGCTGTAATAGCATCTTCTGCCGATACAACCTGCACTACCTGCTGTTTCGTGTAAACACCTGCGCTATCCTGAACTGTATCTACTTTTATTGTACTCATATTAGTTCCCCACTATTACCCAGTTTTCGCCAGAACCTACTGTAACAGTATGACCACTTGCTATTGTAAATGGTCCTCCAGTAACTAAGTTCATAGCATTAGTAACAGTAAAATTCCCCGCTGTTGTTTGTGCATTCTCAGACCCAACTATATTACCACCTGCATCTTCAAGACCGCCAGCTCCGCCGCCTGCTCCCCCTAATAATCGCCACCTGGAAGCTGTACCATCGTAACGTAACCTAACTGATGCACCTGCTTTAACTTCGGTGTCAGCATCATCCCCAAAATCAAAACGGTTGGCAGCAGTTGATGTAACATTATGCTTAAGAGTAATTGAAAAAGCACCATCGTTAGTAAATGCTATTTCTCTACCATCGGTTTGACTTGCAGATATACCTGTAATGTCCCTAGCGGCATCACTATCGACACGAATTTCGGCAGCAGTACCCACACCAGTTGGCGCGTAGTTATTTTGATTAGCGGTAATTTGTGCAGGACTGATAACAGTTGTGTATATTTCTAATGTTTCTTTAGCTGCATTGGCTGTAGTATCATCTAAGAATGTTTCAGTAAAAGCAGTAGTCACCACTGCGCCGAGTGTACTTATGTCTACAAGTTCTAACGCTGTACCGGCTGCATTCCATCGTACTAATTTTAAAGCGGAGGGGTCAGGGAAATCAACATCTGAATTAGACGAACCTTCTGAAAATTTAATAGAACGAGAATCAACTTCTGACAATTGTTGCAGACCCATAATTACTTTATCGAATGAGTCTTCTACTACTTCAGCATCTGATATAGAATTATTAACCAAGTCGACTAATTGCGTTAATGGCATAACACGCCTTATAATAAGCGTTTCACCTACTGCTGGGGCTGTAACCATAGTAACTGTACCGGTAGCACCTGAGCCACCAGATACACTGTAATTTGTAGTTAACGCCTGTAAAGTCTCAACTCCGGTACTATCTACTTTTAGAACCACTCGTAACTCTGCTTCATCAAAGAATATAAAAGTAGCGCCCAAGGCGAAAGCAACTGTGGACCCATCACCGGCCCAGGAATTTCTATTTACATTTGCAGCTACTGTCATATTATCACTCCACTTATATCTATATTATAACCCATGCTCTAATCGCAGTTCGTTGATAGCTTGTACTCGCTGTTCTGGAGGGAGAGCCATAATAGCACCCCTCTGTCTAGCCGCAGTAAACGCTCGCTCAAAGTACCTGCGTTGCACTAATGGGTTTAATTCTGCCCACCCAGGATTATTGATTGCTTGTTCCATTAATTGGTGTGCTAATCTTCCTGACTGCCTGGCATATACACCTTTTTGTTCCTGGTCTAATTCTACTCTGGCACTCTGACCTATTAGGCTACCTGCACTTAATTTATCGGGTGTGCCTGAAGTCGATACACCTAATCTTTCCGCTTCTAGACGTACCGGGTCTGAGCTTCTTGGTCGAACAGTAGAAGGGGAACCTGGCCATAAGGGTTCAGCTCTTAATACTTCTTCACCAAAATCATCTATCATTATTGGCAAATCTTCTCGCACACCGGGTATTCTGCTTTGTACAGCTGCAACTACGCCATCTATCTCACGTACATAAGGGTCCATTTCTCTTGCCGGTTGTCCTAATATTCCAGGTACAAAACTCCCTACAAAAGATTCAGCCCATCGGTTACCATATCGATAAGGGTCTTGTATTGCATTTATAAAAGCAGTAGTTGATTTCAACCACGTTTTATTTTTAACAACTTCGACAGCAGCCCACATTAATGCTTCAGCCGCTTTGTCTTGCTCCTCATCATTCATCAAGTCCCATGCTTGAGATACATCAGCTGTTAAACCTATTAGTGTTCCAGCTGGTTCATATCGGTTGTATGAAATATATTCACCATCAGAAGTTTGGAACGAGTAAGGTTGGAATCCAGCATTATATTGTGCTCTCTTTTTCTTCCTGTCAGGATGGCCCGCTCCTGTTATAGAACCTTCTTGGGCTAACAAAAATAAAGGTACAGATAATGCGGTACCCATAGTTACTTCTGCTATTGCTCTATCTTTAGCTACACCACCTTTTCTAAAGTCAGCTCTCCATTGTTTGATTATAGGAGCCATAGGGCTATGCCTGAAAAATTCTCTGAATATTCCGCCTGGTGCTCTTAAGAAAGGAATTAATAAATGCATACCAGGTAACTCATGTCTTAGATTTTCAAGTGCTTTAATGATAGGCCCTTCTTCCAAGAACACATAGCGTAGTGCATCTGCTTCTGCAGCAACTGTCATTTCTTCAGTTGGCTTTTTAACGAGTTCATTTACTCTTTGATTATATTCTTTTGAGAAAGGTTTTTTACCTTCAGATAATGCTTGCCTTGAAGCTTCAGTATATAATGAAGCACGCGAGTTCATTGAACGAGCAAGTCCATCAGTTAATGTTAGTACTTTAAATGGTCCTCGAATTACCTGCCCTAATGCGCCTGGTATCTTAGGCTGTATCTCTTGCTTACCTTTTTTAGAAACGTCAATACTTTTATAAGCTTCCCATAATCCTTTTGAAAATCCTTGCTCTGTTATATTCCTGTTTAAAAATTTACCTGCTAAAGTTATAGAATCAAAAGCGCCCATAACTAAACCATTAGTTAAAGCTATAGCATCAGTGTATGCTACTCGTTCAGGACTATTAGGTTTTAATTTACCGTAGGTTGCTGCAACTATTTCTTTAGGTACACGCGTTGCTGCAAACATTATATTACCTAAAAAGTTAACCTGTTGTGTTGAAGGTCCAGATACCATAAATGATTTCCAACCTTCAACAATCATTTCAAAAGTAGTAGGCTTAGATAATATTCTTCCTAATTCTACCGGGCTTGTTATTTCTTGTGTTACTTTTATTAATTCTTCTACAGCAGTTTTGCCACCATATTCACTTAATCCTTTTAATGCTTCAGCTTCTTTTATTTCAATTTCTTTTATCCGACTTGTATCTTTTAATTTTTGTAATGCTCTACCTGCTTCAGCTTTACGATTAGTAAAGACAGCTTGTGCCTGGCGTGTTCTTTCCACACTGGCCATTAAATCTAATAATTCAGTCGGTGTTGCTTTAGAACCTTTTGCATTAAGTGCATTTGCTTTTTGCCACGTTTCATTTAATAACATGGTTGTAATTTCTTTACGTGCGCGAATCTCTGCCGTCCATTTAGCAGAGCCCGGAGCATATACGCTTTTTAATCCTTCTTCGCCTAATAATTCTCGTAAGAAAGTTGCCGCTTCTACATCAGATTGTTTCCAAGGTACTTTACCACCCTGAGATTCTTTCATCTCTAATTCATATGTTTTTGCTAATTGGTCAGCTGTTCTTTTAGGACCACCTTTCATATCAAACAAATCATGGTTTAGTTGATGAGGCTGCCTATCACTTTTGCTAACTTGATTAACCGGGTTTAAAATATCATTAACTATTTTAGGGTCAAGTTGTACTTCAATATTTTTATTTTGATTAATTCTTAATGGAGATTTAACATTAGCCCTATATATTTCAGGTATAGCTTCCATTCTGGGGTCTATTACCTGCTGCCATACTTGAGAATCTTTAGCGGCATCCGCCACTACTTCTTTGGGCGTTTTACCTGTTCGAGCGTATATACTCCTTAATTTAGAAGCTGTTGCTATAGAACCTTTAAATCCTGCTAGGAGTATGGCGCCATCCAGAAAATCATCTGCATCTGGTAATTCACCTTCTAAAGCGTGAGCTACTGTTACCATAGTTGTTACCTCAGCTGCTGTTACTGCAGTGAATTTTGTTGCTGAACCTAAACCAACTTGTGTTGCTACTTGTGCAGTCTTACCACCAGCTCCTCCAGTGAAGGCACCTATGGTTGCGCCTTTAGCGGTGGCCCAGGCAGTTGCTGCTAATCGTTCTGATATTGTTTTTTTAGAGTGACCGGAAGCATACTGCTCTAATAGCCAGGTTCGGGTACCTTCTGTTAATCCAAAAGCACCAGCACCAGAACCTGCAACACCAGCGATAGGATTAACAGTAACTGCAGTGGTTGCAATACCCCCACCTATACCCCCTAAAATTAAAGTAGGTAAATCACCTAATACTGTTGCAGTTATCGAAGTTAGTCTTTCTGCACGAGATGCATCTTCTGCTAATATAGTATCTGGACTTTCACCACTAAATACTAATCCAGTATTTGATTGTTCCCATCCTGCTTCAAAAGATTCCCATAACCCTTTAGCTTCTTCTACGGGGGGTGAAGGTATAGCGCGTTCAGAAAAGCCACCTACATCCAGGAAAGGAGTAAGTGCATTTCGCCTTTGATTAAAGTCAGCTACCTGTATTCCTTCTTCAGGTAAACGCTCATCAGGGCCTCCGAAAATTGCCTGCCTTCGGATTTGTTCTTCCGTTAATTCAGACATTATTCAAGTCCTTGGATGGTGCCGCCTAATTCTGTTTCTTCGCCGAGACCAAAATTCTGCTTTTCTTTAGTAGAAGGAGCCCAGCTATTAACTACATCATTCGGGTCTCCACCTATGTACTCATATCCATTTACTACATCACCTACTTCTAAACTTTGTAATGATGTTCTAAGGCCAGTACCTGCAGAAATTAGATTTAGATTTCTTCCTATACGTCTTACATCTTTTTCAAATTCACCGTCTTTATAATAATCGATAGGATTTTTACCGTTATCTTTATATTCTTGTTCTCGCTCACGAGTTAATGTTTCTAATTCTACGTTAGCTTTAGCAAAACCTGGAATCATCTGTGCCATTTGTGGTGGCACATCCATTAAGCCCGGTACGTTTCTTAATGATACACCACGTACAGCTTTAAGAGCAGTATTACCCTCCTTAGCTTTTTCCATCCATCGTTCATAATCGCTGCCTGACATTGGCCTGTCGGGGTCTGCCATTATCTCAGTTAATTCTTCTGGAGTAATGGTATCTAATCTTGATACTACATCAAGAGATACATCATTTGCAGTTTGTATACTTGGTGTTTTAGCTTCTTGCTCAATTACATTATATAAACCTTGAACTTGCCCTGGTGTTAATACTGGGTCTCCATCTGAATGCGATTGTAAAGCTAATTCAGTCACTTGAGCTGCTGTTAATTTTTCATTAGGGTCTTGACTGAATGCACTTATTATCGCATCATTCATAACCTGGTTATTCGTTATCGCTTTATTTTTAGCGAACTCAGCTTTTTCAATTCTCTTTTCAGCAGCTAAACCTTTTATTCTAGTATTAGCTTGACCTATTAATACTGCTTTATTATCCGCTTCAATGAACTCATCAAGTTCACCGTCTTGTAATAATTTTTTGGCACCTTCCGGGTCTAACTCTATCCATCCTCTAGCAGCATTTTTAGCAGCTTCAGCATTTAATTTTCTTTTTAGTTCACCTTTTAAATTAGGTGGTATATCTAATTCATCAACAAAATTATTTTGTTCTGAAACAATATCAAGAAGAACATCTGGGGTTTGTTGTAATATAACGCCGTTAGATTGTATAATTTGTTGAGAAGCGTCTTTAGCTGCTTTGCCTACTAAAGCTACATCATGTGTTCTAGCTTCATGTAATGCCGCTGCTCTAATATTAGCACTCGTAGTATCGGCTAATATTCTTCCTCGTCTAGTTTCTCTATTAGAACGAATGCCACTAACTTCTTCATCTAATATTTCTTTTGTTCTATCTGCTAAAGGTTGACCATCCTGTTTTAATACATCTATTTTTTCTCGGATACGTTCCCTGGTTAGGGCTGCATCTCTATACGTATTTATTAAGTCACGTTGTTCATTAGCTTGTAAAACTCGTCTTGATTCTTTAGCTAAAACTTCTCCAGTTTCAACAAGACCGGCAGCACTACGCCCTCCAAAATCAGACTCTGTAGCAGAAGCTGAAGCAGGTATTATTTGGGGGCCTGGGTCGGCTGTGTAATTTTTAAAGACGCCCATTATCCGGTCCTCGTTAATTTAGCATCACCATATATGTCTCCATATTGGGTATACCCTTGCGAAGCTCCACTTAATAAAGCTGAACCTGCTTTGAAATAACTTGCTGTGACTGCCTCATCGCCTCTACTCCTTTCTAGATTTGCTGTGTCAGTAAAACCTATTGCTCTTAATTCTCCAGCATAAATAGCATTTTGTTTATCTAATTCCCCTTGTGTTACTATATCGCCTAGTACTTCAATAGCACTTCCTTCCTGCCTTATTCCGGCTCCACCAATCTTAGCTATTATAGAACCTACTCTTAAATGATTTATTCTACTTATTCTGTTTGCTTCTGCAGTAGCCTGGTCTCTCGCTATATTAGCATTCCGGGTAGCTATGCTTGCATTATACTCGTGCGCTCTCTTAGCTGCCCTACCTTGACGTATAGCACCTATTACTCCTACCGCTGTACTTATTCCGGTTAATATTAGCGGAGCCGCAGCCATTATTTATTTATCCTCACGTAAGCAATATGGTCCTCACCTTCAGGCCCATACTGTTTTAATATTCCAGGTTTATTTTCTATTTCAAAGCCTAACATCTTAGCCCATCTATGCCCCTCTTTAAAATCTGCTCGTACTGTTATATCTATTCTACCTTTTACATCAGGTATAAATATCTTTAGTATACGAGTTAATCTTATCATATATTTGCTGGACCGTTGAGTTACAAACATCCAGCCAATATACCTCCTTTCCCATTGTTTTAGAAAACCTCCGCAGGCTATTACTTCGCCCCCATTATCAAACAAAGTCCAACAGTCTTGTGTTTCTAATAGCCTTGTTGCATTTTTGTCTGTTACTACTCCTTTTGAAAAACCATCTACTGCATCGGTGTTTTCTAGAGCATCCATATGCCATGCTTCAAATGGTACTAATTTAATTTCATTATGAGTCATCTTCAGTGGTTCCTTGCGGCATGATAGCTAAAACAGTCGCTGGTGCTGTCGTATCCGCTCGAAAATAAACTTGACCTAATCTGTCTGTTTGAGATTCGAAAGACTTACGAACAACTCCAGTAAACAATTGTGTAGCTTCTCCCCACTTTGCTCCCCACTCTCTTACTAATATTTCTGTTAAGTTATCGGCATCCTTACCATACTTTATTCCTAAAGTATCCATTAACCAAAATCCAATTCTATTTATCTTTTTCTTTTTACCTTGGGAGGAACCATCTTTCGCTCCTGCATCAAAAGGCATTAATTCTCCATCACTATTAAATCCATAGCCTAGTGTAACTACACTGTAGGTTGAATCTAAAGTGGCTTTACCATTCGATACTGTAACATCCGGGTGAACAGTTCCGTCAGCCCATACAGCTAGTGTTTCACCTTCTAAATAGTGTAGCCCGGTAACTCCACTTGCTGCTGGACTTAACACATACGTAGCACCACAATCAACATGAAAGGCATCTATTTGCTCATCCCCACTTTCCCATACTTTAGATATTATTTCTATATATCTTTCTGTGGTTCCATTCACGTATCTTTTAACTATAGCATAAACTTCATCATAAGTACCATCTGTAGAAGGTATTGTCTCTATACTTTCTATAACAGAGTTGCCCCCACTTGCATCACCATCTCCTGATAAAACATGTCTTCCCCAGGCTAATACATTTTGGTCTCTTACATAAGTAAAAGATAAAAGCACACCATCAGAGCGTAAGCACCATATTATAGATTGGGGTTCTTGCTGATATGATAAATAATTTAACTGAGGTCTGGTTATATGTTCTGCTAGTAGAGACATATCAGGTGAACGGAATCCATCAGACTCAAATACATAGGCTAACTCTCTTAACTTTCTCCCTGATTTTTGTACATATAAAACAGCATTACCTACCTTAACAGGTTGAATGTCTTTACTACCATATGTAGAAGATTGTTTAGCTGTAATGTTGGAAGGTGTTAATGCTTCACCTAATGATGAAGGTCGCACTACCCACTCACCACCTATCGTTCCTACAAGTAAACCTTTTTCATCTATTTGTAACCATTTAATTATATTTATTTGTCCGCCGGCTAAAGTAAACGATATTGCATTATCATCTGCTACAGTACCATCAGGTGCTGAAGGTGTGAAGTCTGCATATAATGCAGTCCTTGAACCATCAATTCTTAATCCTACAGTTTCAGCTCCTGCTAACCATAATCTGTCTTCATAAAAAATAGCTGTTGTAGCGTGTCCTGTAGTATCAGAAAATACACCTAAACGCCAATCTTCTGTTGCTGTCCCGGCAGAAGCATTAGGTCCATATATAGTTGCTGTTATAGAAGTTGTTGATGCTCGTGCTGTTATTTCTAACCAGGTCCAATTACCAGCTGGGTCTTTCCATCTTATCAATCGACCAACATCTGTTGTTAAAAATCCCTGACCGTTATTTATTCCTGTTATAGCGGATGCAGTAACAGTTACACTTCCTGAAGTTCCACTTAATGCTAGTGTTGTGGTTGCCGCATTTAAGGGTAAGTAAGGCCCATCTATAAAAGACACATCTAATAAGGACCAAGATAAAGCTGAATTACGTATCAGTTTAGCCGTATGATGGTCTGTATGTAATAAATATAATTCATCAGCTGATTGTTGAAAATTTATATCACCTACTTCTGTTTCAGTATACGTTGTCGTTATTTCGAATATTTCAGCTGCAGTTCCACCAGATGAGTATGCATCATAGTTTGTTGTATTTATGTTATTCCCATAAATATCTGTTAATTCAAAAGTGTTTGTTGCTTTATTAGCAACTATTACTTCTCTTTCATTTAACTGAGATACGCCTCCTCCATCAGGAAGTATAAGCCTATCACCATTATTATATCCATGTCCAGCTATGGTGACAACACCTGGGTTTGCTGCAGTTATATTCGTTATGTTTTGGGTTGCATTAGTTAATATTCCACCTTGAGTAAAGAACCGGATATATAAATCACCAAACTCAAGCATGTAAGATTGGTCTGCATTAAATTGAAATCTGATTAAGCGGGATTCTTTTGTGCCGCCAAACTTTGTTGATTTAAGATAGGTAGAACCACCTCTCCTGGTCCATGCCCCTTGAGCTAATAGTAATGCATTAAGGCACGTAGCTAATCCACTAGCAGACTTATCTATATCTTGTCTACCGAGCATTAGAGGAGATAACTCTCCTGCATTAAAAGCGTGCTGTTGAATACTTGCCTTAGCCATAAGATTACCTCATCGCTATTAGCCAATCATCCTCAAGCGGTATACTGGAATCATTTTCTATGGCATTTGTTTGTCTAGCAGAAGCAATAACACCTCGTAAGTCTAGCACTAAATCATTTTTTCTTTTATTGCTTCCGGTTACATCTAAACATGTTTCTGATGCTATAAGCGTTGCTAATGCTTCATCAAATATAGCATCGAATAAAGCAGTATTAGTTACCTTGGCTATGTATCTAAATTGAAGTGGGGCAGCATCAGCAGTAACAATATAATCACCTTCTATTGTCCAATCATGCCTAACATCTTGAGCGCTAGATTCTTTGTTTCTTAACAGACGTAAAAAATCATTCGGTTTTTGAAAGCGATTCAATTCTCCGTAGGTTGTCTGCTCTGAGCTGGCGGCAATAGAAGCCCTGGCTTTACAAAAATTCCAGGTGTACTGCCTTTGCAATTTATCTCTTAAAGGAGTGTACGCAGTATTCATACTACGCGCATTTGGACTGTCTTCAGTAAGACTTTCGATTCCAGATTCACCCATTTTTTGGAGTGCTCTGTTTGCTATGGAGACCTCAGATGTAGCCATTAATGGCCTCCTTTAATTAACTTGTTGCTTTAAATAAAAATGATGCGTCTACGTCAGTTCCGGTACCACCAGTTGTTTCGGGCCTAAAGCTTAAAGTGTTATGCGTAGGTGTAATCAACCCTGCTGCCGTTAATCCTGTACCTTCTACATCCTCATAATTAGTGCCATCAATAGACCCTTGGGCCTTTACAGTAGCACCTCCAAATGTTCCAGTTACTTGTGCCGAAACTAATTCGTAGCCGGTAGGAGGGGTGTAAGACGCGCCTACATCAGCGTTTCCTAATCCTTCCCATGTTACAACTAAGTACCCATGTTGCCTGTCCTGGCTTGCTATATTAACAGTAGCCATGTATTAAGAACTCGTTGTTACGGGCCAAACTTTAGCATTTTCGATTCTTTTCTTTATAAGGTCAAGAGCCGCTAACAGTCTTTGCTTACCTTCTTGAGTAGAACCATAAACAGAATCATCAAATACAACTTGTGCAGTTTGACTTCCTGATAGGGTACCACCAGACGCAGCAAAAACCACATCACTTCCTACAAGTTGCGGACCATCAGCTGCTACTATTCCTGCATATCGTGTTGCCATTTACTTTACCTCTTTAGTTCTAGGCTTGGTGGCTGGGACTATAATGTAATCCCAGACCACCCGCTTCGAATTCTTCTTTATTCAGGAAGAACGTATTCCACCCACAAGCTGACTGTACCAGTAGAAGCTGCGCTTGCTGAAGTAACATAAATATCAAATTCTTTAGATTTGTTATCTACGGTATTAGCAAGTCCTAACTGTTCCCAAAGTGCTTTGCCTGCATTTTCTGCAGTAACTACACCTGACTCATACGTAATATCTGTACGAGCTACAGCGGCTGTCGCAACATCTAGGGCACTAGCGAAGAAGTCTGCATCTTCTACAGCGCTATCTTCCACATCATACAAGCCGACATTGAAGGTAACAGCCGTTCCCTGGTCATCACAAGCGTACTCTACTCGAGTAACACGCGCTCGTGCTGGTACCCGAATAAATCGGTACGTACTTCCCAAGTCACCACCTGCTGTTTCCAGAGTAGCGAAGGCAGCTCGGACAGAGCCACCTAGTTCTAATTGACTTGACTTAACGATAGGAGTTGCATCCGCATTAGTCACAGCCGTTGATTTAAGGTCTTCAGTAGCCATTTTCTAATCTACCTCCTAATTATATTTGGTCGTCACAAAGAACTTGAATTACTTTACCCTGTTGCAAGCGTGTTGCACCTATGGTTTCACATAGATATACCTGCCAAGAATTACTCTTGTCAGCACGTTTGTCTACAGAAGCATTCAAATCTTCCCATACACCTAAATGTACACCTGTTGGAGTCCATATAGGGATTAAACGGTTACCACTTGAAATGTTCAAGCGCTCGCTTATGATGAAATCAACACCCAGGAAGCGTTTAACTTTACCATCTTCCAGTACAGGTTGCCCACCATTGAAATCCTTACTTGTAACCTGGATTTCTTTCAGCAATGCATCATGCTCGTAAGATGAAATACCACCGAAGATTTGTTCGGTAACTTCACCTTTATATGCAAGCATTAACTTCTGCAGTGCAGATTGCAATTTTGCTACGTTGATACTTGAAGCTGTACCCCCAACATTGACTCCTACCTGATAATTCGTAGTGTCAAAAGCTTCTGCCGTTGTACCATTTTCACCGGTATTTGCAGAAGCAAAGAATGCAGCTATAATTTCATCATCGACTGCGCGTTCCATAGCATTCTTACCATTGATAGCGTAAGGGCTGGTAGGGTCCACAATCATGCGGAGTTTATCCACATTATCAATCAAGGAAGCCCATTCGTAATCGACAGGGTAGACCCATCGTTTATCTTGTGGAACGTCCAATAAAGGTGTGTCAGCATGTCGGCTCGTGCGCTTGACAGCTGAAGTGGCACCGAATTGTTCTACTGCACTACCCGCTTTACCGGTATAAGTATCAGTCGTAACAGCGCCACGAAATCGAGAGCCTGCCTGTTGTAGCAAAAGGTCGACTGTCGCTTTATATTCTTGCACAAAGGCAGTTGTAATTGAATCAGGCATTATGCCCTCCTAACTTTTTCTAAATTTTAAAAGTAATAAACTATTTTTCTTTCAGCTTATCCTCTTAGGAGGGGCCTAAAATTTAAGTTACTTTTTGCTAGTCGCCTTACCAGGTTGTGACTTAGTAACCTTTTCTCCATTTACAAAATTATTATACCATGTTTCTGCAATAGCATGTGCTTGAGCAGCCGCAGATTTATCATCTGTTTTTATTCTAACAGCTGGAAGCTGTGCTGCAGCTTCAATTAACCTTAGACGAATTTCCCTTACGTCCAATACCTGTTGGCTTAAAATTAATTCTTCAGGCATATTTTATTCCGGGTACGCTAGTTTGAATAATGCTGCTTTTTTATTAAGTGCCTCTTTATGTGCCGGGTTATTTTTATCTACTAACGCAGCTTTAACATTTGGGTCAGTCAACATGTTTGCATAAGCAGTCTTAGCCTCAACTGGCGTCATTTGCCCATGAAAGCCTTGCTTTTCTATTTGCTCACCTACAAAATTATCTTCACCTAGTTTTGTTCCTAAGCCATTAAATAATTCCATAGTCTTTTGATAACCCACAGATTTTTCTACCGCATCGATAACATCTTTATCAAAACCTAAAGTCTGTGCTGCATTAGAAGCTAAAGATAGTTGACGCTCATAACCACTGCCCCACTTAGCTTTAAGATTATTTTCTTCTATTGCAAAATTAGTTTCATAATCAGCTGCTTGTTGCTCTAATACTTGAGCTACATACTCGTTATTTTTTGTTACTAATTTATCAGCTAAGGATTGAGGTAAGCCAACTTCATGAAAAGTTTCTTTGGCCCAGTTAATATACCCCTCATCAACTCTCGTACCATCAGGAATATTAAATTGGTATCCCTCTGCTTTTTCTGGTAAACCAAGTTTTGTTAGTACACCACGTACTGTATCATCATCAGCATTGGCTGGTAGTCGTACTATCTCATCAGAAGGTGCACCTACCATCTTTTCTAAATTAAAAGCGGATTTAACTACTGCTTCAGGATTAGTCCAGCCTTTACCTTCGGCCCAGGTTTTTAATTCAGCATCTTGAATTGAATCTACTAAACTGGCCGGTTCTGCGGGTGGTGCCCCTGCCCCTGCTGGTGGTGCCCCTGCTGGTGGTACCCCTGCCCCTGCTGGTGGTGCACCAGGTTCACCTTCTTGATAAAAATTATTGATATGGCCGTTTAAAAATTTACTTACTAGATTCATTTGTTCTCGCTCCTTAGAGTTGTGAGATTATAATTTATTGCTGATTATCTTCTGATTGTACCACAATCGTTTTACTATCGGTTGCTCCTGTTACTAATTCGTATATCTCATCTTGACTTAATTTTAAATGATTTTGTATTCTTAGCCACACTTCTCTACGTCCATTAAGTGCATCAGATATTCCTTTGTCAGTATGAAAAGTCGTTTCTGATGCCCTACAAAAAGTAGCTAAATCGCGTAGTACTTCTTCTGCTAAAGGCCCATTAAACGTAACCTTATAAGCATGTTGCCTACGGAAAATAAAATTCTTTAGTGAGTCAACTAATGTGCTCATTGTGCGCCTACATCAGCTGCTGTTTTAACTACTGATGCCGCAGCAGGTGCTGCTTCTATCATCTGTTTCTGCTCTGCCGCTTCCTGCCGTTTTTCTCGAATTTTTTTAACAGAATCTGCAGTGTTGGTCCATTCAGTTGGAGCGCCATTAATGTCTTGGATGGCTGGCATAGCCTCATCAAAATTAAACCAATCAAGTGGTTCTGGATTCTGAGTCACATTAAAAAATTCTACAGCCATATCCAATGAACGCATAAAGCCTGAAGCATTTTCTGCTCGTGCCATACGTGCCATAGGAGAATCATATTCAACAACAAAGCCGCCACCTGCTTCTATTAATTCACCCGGTATCTCAGGTAATAAATTCTGTTGTCCTAATAAATCTATTTCTCTTTCGATTAGTGGTCCTAAGAACTCAGCTTGAAGTCTACCGGCTGTAGGTGCAACCAACATACCTTTTTCCCTGGTTCTTTCAAGAACTTCAGTAGCGGTCATCTGAGGATTGTCAGTCAATATCTGGAATAAAGTTATCAAGAAAGCATCATTAATTACCGCTCTTTCATCATCCATTAATTCTTTGCCAACAGCTATATTACCCGTAGGCAGGGCGTGTACCAAAGGTCTACCTTGTGCATTCACTCCACCTGAATTTACCGCTCCATTACGTAGAGAAAAAGAACCCACGAGGCCATCGTCATGAGCTAAAAGAACCGGGTCAACAACTCTATGGCCTTGCTTAATCACCGTTTTCTTTTCTTCGTTTAGAACTTTTATTGCAGGTAAAACTAATTGTGCAGGACCCCTTCCATATATCTCATTAGCATATTGTGCATATCGTGCAAGACTTGTTGGGAAAGAATTATAGCCCCCTTCTTGTAATACACTTTTTGTTTTTACCAGGAAGTATAGCGAAGCAAATGGCATACCTTTACCATCAACTCTTCGGTTATCATAATCTTCTCTTGGGTAAATACAATGAACTACTTCATAATCCGTTTCAGCTTTCTGTGCGTTTTTAACTTCATCCGCTATTTCTTTTGGGACCGCATCACCAAATTGAGAAACTAATTGTTTCGGTTTTAATTTAAAACATCGATACATCGTGTCAACAATACCCTGGTGATTTTCAGCAAAGTATGTTTCACCTAAATGTAAATTTTTATAACGTAGTCCTTTTTCGCCGTTACCTAATTCATCTGTAAAAAGAGAACCATTACCATAGGCTCCATAACTTGCAAATACTTTTTGTATTTGTCCGACGAAGTTTGCTTTAGGACGATAGCGATGTTTGAATAATAATCTACCCACCTGGTCCATGAACAATTTAACATCTCTACTTTTTCGTAGGTCATCATTCTCAGGGACGAGTCTATGCCAAGCTTGCCCCTGTGGCGTCGCTAATGATTCTATTACAGAACCAAATCGATGTAAGGCTAACGCAGCGGTGGAATCAAACATCCCCTCTACATTTTTCCTACCTTGGTTATACGTCGAATTAAATCCGTTACTTTGGAAAGTAGAAACATGAGCAGGTATCAATCGAGCAGCAGCTTCTTCCCACTGATTATCGAAGTTACCTCTAGCAGTTCTAAGGCTTTGAAGCCTTTGTACATGGAATTGAATATCGGGCATTTACATTAACGCGGCGCTTGCGCGGCCTCCAAGCAAAGATACAGTGGCTTCTGCAGTACCAGAGCTTGAGACTCCTAGCCGGTTAGCTGCTCGCCTGGCAGCCCACCTCTGAGACTTTAGGGATTTATTAAAGCGTGTTTCTTCTTCCTGTTCAATCTGGAAAGAAGTCTTTCGCTGTGGCTGAGGTGCTGGCTGAGGTGGGGGTGATGATGACATTTAATTTACATTCCTTATTGCTTGATACCCTCTTCGAAGAGGAAGTACGCCTGTCTCTTCATTTCTGCAAAGACAAGTTTCTAGATTATGAACAGCTTTATCAACCTTATTTTTCAGGATTGATTTATGGTTTCCTTTGTGATTCTTTTTTCTATCCAGGGAAGACCTAACTTCTCCTATACCATTATCAGCCATTATTTTATCCTAATAGTCGTTTAGCGGCTTGTCGTTCTTGCCTATCAGTTAGTGCAAGTAATCCTCCTGCATGAATAGAGCTCGCGCCTGCTATTCGGCGCTGTTCTGCTGCTGCTTTATCTTGTCTACTCTTTCTCAACTCATCATCTGGCGCAGCTGGTGCCACTTGCACTTGTTGATGAAGTGGAGATGAACCTCCTCCAATTAATTTAGCCATTTATTCTTTCCTAATTTCCGCTGGTCATATATCTTTGATTATAGCATTTTTATATTTCGCATTCTCCTACACCCGCTGCTATCTTTGGCTGACTTGCAACACTCCTTCCTGCAACTCGTTTCATTCGCCTTGGTACCTTCGGATAAAAAGTTAAAGCAAGGGCGTCACCATCATCCGGGCTAGGTATCCCATCCTTGGCCATATCTTTCTTACTGGTTAATATCTTTTTACCATCTTCTCTGCCAAAATATTTCCACGTTCTCGCAGTTAAGTCATTGAATAACCTAAGAGCAGGGTCATCATCCTTCCCAGAATTTAATTTATATTGGCTTTTATCTTCAGCATCAATGCATCCACCCGGTAACCAATCTCTGAGTGCACCCCATAGCTCAGTGCCCAGTGTAGCAAATTCCCCTTCCTTGTTTTCAGCTGCTGTACCCATCCAGACTTCAAACACTTTTACTTTTCTTTTTTTGAGATTATCTATAACGCCAGTACCCATACCCGCATCAACTGCTATCCCATCCGGGTCATATTTATTTATCAGTCGAACAATGGTATCAGCTATCTCGTTATTATCTTTACCATTTAAAATTGTAGGTGGGATACTTCTGGCGTCGCGCCCCTGTCTAAATCGTATAGCAGTTCTACCTCTAGGTGCAGGGTCGACTCCCATAATCAAAGGTTCGGTATCATCGAATACATCTATCACTCTGTTTTGCGCAGCTCGCACAACCAGGTTGGAAATGAACTGGTCCTCTGAGGATTCCGGGAATTGGCCATAAACTTCTACTCTGGCTTCATCACTATCAGCACCTTTTGTATCGATAATCTTTTGATAAATCCGCTGGTCTGTCCCCCCTACTGTTCTTGCATCTATTTGCTTTGTCAACCAATATTTCTTATACGCCGCTTTATGGAAGCGGTCATAATATGCACCCGCATTACGCCTGGGGTTACTGAATGCTAACCAATACCGGTACGCATTTAACTCCGTAAAGAACCCTTCGGTCACATCCCAGATAGCAGCCGGGATACCACTTGACTCATCGTACAGTACCATTAAGCCATATGCATTGTGCGTGCCGGCGAATGCATCTGGATTTTCTTCAGACCAGTTAATCCCGGAAATAGTCCAGTACATCGGGTTTATCTTCAGCTGGTCATTTACAATTTTTGAAATCCAATCCCGGGGATATATCTTCATCGAGTCAATTTCGAACCAATGCGAATTAATAGCCATACCAACCCACCGGCCAAATTCTGGAAATGTTTTATTTCTCAGCTGGCTTTCTGTATTGGCTGTAACAACTACGCTGGCTCCAATATGGCAGGATACATGCCAGTGGGCTATCCATCCGAATAATGCCGATTTCCCAATACCACGCCCGGATGCAATGGCTTCCTGGAAAACTTCTAATAAATCTTCCCAATCATTTTCAAAATTAAATTCCTGCTTTTGCGTGTGGTCCCTAATTTCTTCAAGCACTTCGCGCTGCCAGGTGCGCGGACCTTTAATTTTAGCGAGCGGTGTACCTTCGACTCCCCAAGGGTATGCATACAGCACAAAGGCCAGTGGGTCATTCGCAAAGCTGATTACATCTGCCAGCAATTCTACTTCTTGTTCGACTTTATATTTCATCGAAGTTCTTTTTCCGCTTCATCAATTTCATCATTTATTTCTTTAGCTACTCCTGCTATCGGAGCTGTCACTATGCCTGCTGCAAGCCCAACTGTTTTTACAGGAACCTTTACTATTTCGACTACATCTTTTATTAAACCAAACATTATATTAATCCTCTAAGTACTATGGTATTAAAAAACTGGAAAAACATTCTGCAAAATAAAATCTGCATGGAGTTCCAGACTACAATCATCGTATATACGGGGGGGCGCCATGTTTGGGGGTACCCGCCCCCACACCCCCCGTATAGGTATTTGTTTTCGCTCGCGCTCATACATTTTATTATGTCGACGGTATTATTCTAGCAGGCTTGCAAGCGCTAATTTATTGATAGTTGGTGTGTTCACTGATTCCTTATCAGTGAACACACCATCGCTATCTTGTTTTAAATCAATAGGTTGTGCTCTATCCCTCACTCTTTGTCTAGCCATATCTAGCGCTTGCCTCATATCTAGCGTTCTGATAGTAACATCAATACGCTTGCCATATAGCCCAGGCCATCGTAACTCTAAGTAAGTTCTGAGGGCTTCAATCTTGACACGTGCGCGTGCCGCGTCCATTTCTTTATAAGGAACCTGCTTAATATCTTCTAACACCATGATAGATGCTGATTCCATAGCTTGCTCTATCTCTGACTTAAACTTGGCATCATCTAAACAGATGTTGCGTAATGTATTAGGGCTTATTTTTAACTCTTTGGCTATTTCCTTGTATATTTTACCGGATGAGGCTAACTCTAACGCCCTATCGTGTATTTCCTGAGCGCGTGGAATTAAGTACTTTTCAGAAACACGTTCTTTTTTCTTGACAAACTTGGAAATCTCAGCCATATTTAACTTTGTATGATTTTATTAACTAAATAACGAGGTTTATTATCATGAAATACGCAACTAAAAATAGTATTAACAAAAGCTTTCATATAGAAATACATAGTTCTATATCTGAAGCTAAAAAGGCAGCTAATGGCGGCCAAATTGTTCCTGTATCTGAGTCTTTAGAGCCTAATGTACAAGGCATTATAGACCTTTTCGACAATTCAGAAGAAAGTGACATAAAGTAGCCCGTCTGGAAAAGGCGGGCGGTAGAGTGTAGTAATGCATTCATATTAATTTATCTAAATTCACTTATTAATTATCCTATGAGGTTAATACAATGATACCACAAACAAAGGCTTTCCAAATCGCTTGCGGTTGCAATGCGTCTATTATTCTTTTTTTCATCGTGTTTGGTAACCAGTCACTTATCGACTTGAACGACTTATACACTTTTCTATACTGGAGTAAATAACATGCAACAGAAAGCATACACAATAAGCGAAGCAATAGCAGAGCTTGAAAAAATACAGGACAAAAACCAATTGATTTTATTATCAGAGTGGGCGGCCGAAGATATAGATGCCCAGCTTAATGACTTAAAAGAGGTTGGACGCGTGCCTAAATCTATTAATTTCACTGAAGAGGATTATACCCTCATATTTAGTCTACTAGATAAGTACCACGATGCTAGCATTGGCTTAAATTGGCATTTTATAGACTCTATCATTGAACTTTATCTTGAATCTAAATAATATATTTTCTAACAATAGGATTAAATAACATGCACAATACAATCACATATCCAGATAAATCATGTCAGCCGAGATGCTACATAATAGCACTAAATCTAGACTCAACTTTTAAAGAAACTAAAATACTTAAATCATTAGGCTTAAGTTTTAAACCTGTAACCGGATTAGGCTTAGTCAAAGCAGGCTTTTTAATTCAACTTGCTTTCGGCGAAATAGGCTGTATTGACTCCAGAAACATGGAACAATTTGGCATTAATCGAAATACTTTGAGATATGCGAAGACAACAAGCAAAGCAATACGATTAAGAAAAGCTGATAATTATATTAAATTATGCGCTTCAATTGGCTCCTGCTCTTTTCTCTGGGACAATTGGTGTAATGAATTAGCATTGAACAATCCTGAGCGATACAAAAGCGGGCATTTTGTCAGCGCGGAACATGAAAGGCTCATAAAAACGGCTTAGATAATATTAGCCATTAAAACAAAAATGGGGCATTGTTTTTGTTTTAGTCGGGCGGCTCTATGGCGAGGTTGTATATATATTAAGATATATATACAAACTCACCCGAAATGAGAGCACGCGCTCCCTTCGCCAAGGCTACGGGGCGCTCGCGCGACTGAAAAACAACAAAAACAACTAAATGCCGGGGGCTATGTATATTATAGATAGAAAATAAAATTGAAATAATGCTTGACAAAAGATAGCTTTTTTCTTACTATCATTAATAATAGATAGAAAGCACCAAAAACGGAGGCTCGAAACAAAATGAAAACAGAATCATGCACAACGGCGAATCAAATAACATATTTGTATTTTTGCACGTTAAAAGGGTTGAGTCATCCATGCTGCAGAAAAGTACAGCGGCATAACGGAACGCATATTTATTTCACTTATCACTATTTGAGGTATTAATATAATGAGCTATCACACAACAAAAAAAGAAACGATAAATGAAAATGAAGTTAATGGCGAAAAGATACTTTCTTTCTGTGCTTATTCTAATACTATAAGACAGCTACCGGAAAACTATTGTATTGCTGTATTTAAGAGGCCTTACCATAGCACAAATACCGGTTGTTGGGTTTTAGAACCCGATTTGGCAGCAGACTCTGACTTGGTTTGTCGGGTTGCTCGTGAACTGCTTAATTTCGATTCTAAGTATGAAAAGAGCGGTTTAAAATTATTAGCCAAGCTCTAACACCTAATTTATTATTTAAAACGCTAGAAGATGACTTAAGGGTGATTTACAGTAAGAATGAAGTTAAAGCAATACTAATTCATCAACAAATTACGGGTGGCAGTATACGTGATTCTTCTGACTATTTTACGATTGGTAAGAAAAAATGACTATTACAGAAAGGACATACCAGACCTGTATTACGGGTTGTGACCAAGCAGGGAAGGTCGCACAATATTTACTTTCTAAAAATATCTGGTTTACACATGAGCATTGGTATCATGGAGTCTATGCTTTCTATGTTAAAGAAGAAGACAAGCAACTCCTTATTGATATCATAGAGAATGTAAAATGGGATTCTTGGGGTATTAAATACCCCACAAATAAATTATGGTGGTAGTAATTGCAAATAATATTTGACATTATTATCATATTAAAATATAATCTGTATATATAATGGTGAATGAAGGTATCTATAATGGCGAATGAAGAAAAGAAACGAGCTAAATCTAAATATGCTAAAAAGGTTGCATCAGGCAGTCAATTGTATGGCACCGGCAACTGGAAAACGGGTTGCTGTGGCCATAGAACTCCACAACAAGAACTCCACACCAAGAAAAACGGGAGGCGCTAGTGGCTAAACATAGTAAAAATATATTTTTAGGTCGTAAAAATTATGTAAATATTAAACCTAAATATAATAAAGATGGCGAGTGCATTGATGAAGGCGGTTTTTTAAACCCACCAACTGCTCTTGAAATTACCGCTGTACGTTTAAATAAGCGTGATGATAGAAGAGAACTAAAAGTAAAACGACTCATCGAAGCAAATAAACTTTTATTAAATGGTCCTGACATTAACAGAGTTCATGCTGTATGAGTATATACAAACCATATGAAGGATTAAAGAGGGGCACCTTGGTTGATGTACCCTATAATCAAGCGGGGCGCTTTTTGCATTTCGATGCTGAAAATCCTGAAAGAAAATGGGCTGGTAACATTACCTATTATTTTTTAGATGGTGTTGAAACTGGATATAAGTGCGATGGTTCAATAGATGTAATAGCTATCAGTCGAGAATGGGGCCCCTTAACTTCTGAAAGAATTGATTTAAGGACCTATGATGAAATATTTAATGTCAAGGGCAGAGTGATATGAATAACTTACAACGAAATATTTGGTTAATAATATGCCTTTCACTTATAGGTGTTATATCTTATAGCGCTGTGCTATTAATAAATAACATTTTGAAACGTGAAAAGGCTAGTGTATATGCTGAAGCGCGACAACAATGCTATTTATTAACGGATGATTTACACTGCCTACTTTTAGAAAGCATTAAACATCCTGAACTAAATAGTTTTGTACCAACACAATACTGGGCAGAACAAAAAGGTATAGATAGTGGGGGTAAGTAACCGGCTAACGACAGGGGCACCACTATCACCTGACAAATTAATTGCATCTCATCCAGATGGATGGGGTTTATTTTTAGCGTCAAGTGCAGTTTCTAAAACAAAAAATCACTGGGTTAATGTGAAATTAGTGAGGCCCGGTAGTCATAAAGGTAAGACCAATTTTTGGTTATCTTACTGTACTACCGGGCAGCATTTTAGAGAAGGAAAAGTCTATCATGCATTGTTTGCAATCGGTGGTGATTTTACGCCGGCACTTGATACTTGGGTTGAAGAACAAATTAATAATTGGATAAATAAGGGCGAAGCAGTCACACCTACAATTGACAGCATTCTAGAATGAGGTAATTAAAATGAGTAAAGGAAAATATGAAGGTTTAGATTTTAATAAACCAATTGTTGCAATAGACGAATACACCGGAGATATAGCATATTTACTGGTCCCTAGTTTAGTAAAACCGGGTAGCTATAAAGTTAAGGGCTATAATTGGCTCCGTTTTAAAGATGGGATACATAACAGCTGTACAACATGGGAAACTAAAGAAGAGGCTTTAGATAGCTATGATGATTCTTATAATTTTGAAAACATCGAGTGGATTGAAGTTGAAGACACTAATTTATGGGCCCGAATAGGTAATGACGTACAGGTTATTTATCTTCCTAAGCAAGTTGAAGATTTAAAAATTGAATTGGAAAACGAAAAGCGAAACAATTTCAATTTAGCTAAAGAGCGGGACCATGAAAAAGAAATATCCTATAATGAAGGACTGAAAAAAGGACAAGAACGAGTAAGTAAAATACTTCGTGATTTTTGTACTTTATATTTTGGTCCATTGTTTAGTGGATATGTTCCTATCCCAGGTGATAAATTTACCTGCAGTGTAAACAGAGCATGTGGCGACCGCTCTTATTCGCATGATATATGGGAATGTGTTTCTAATAATGGTGTTAGCTTGCAAATGAAAGGCGAGGGTAGAGGATGGTGGGCCAAGCAAACACAAATCATAACAATCTCTGAATATTATTTTGCACCAGCTGAACATTTCGTAAACGATTAACTGAAAATCTGGAGGAGTAATAAGATGGGTGATATACGAGATAGTTGGGATGAGCAGGGGGAGGATGCACATATAGCCCACTTAAATGGGGAATGTGGCAGCTGTTGCCCTTATTGCAATAATCATTTAGCTGAAGAAGCTATTGAAGACCTCTTTGATGTTATAAGTAATACTAACAATGCCTAAAGGATATTCAAACAAACCTCGTAAATCCATAGGTAAGCCCCCACGCAATGGGGGCCTTATCATTGGGAATCACGAATACGGCTGGATTCTATACGAGCTTAGTACCAAGGAATCCGATATGAATGACACCTGGGTTAATGTAAAGCTAATATCAAGCTATGAAAGAAATGGCCGTTGTAACTATTGGATATCTTATAATGTTACTAAGCAAGAATTTAGAGTCACCTCTGACTATAAAAAACTTGACTTGGATTATAGTGATATGTTAATATGGGCCGGTAGAGTCATTCAGGAATGGCATGATGCAAAGGATGAACCATCGATAGAGGATTTATTTTAGTACATGTTCGCTCGTATAATAGATGCTATCATAAATATCATCGACCAATTCTTTTTTCTGGTAGTGGTCGATGAATTTGAAGGTGGTGTCATTTTAAGAATAGGAAAATACCAGCGTGATTTAAAACCCGGTATTAATTTTTATTGGCCATTAGGTATAGAAACCTATATGTCCGATAACATAGTTTTAAAAACAGAAGGTTTAAATTCTCAATCATTAACAACTAAATGTGGGGCCACTGTTCTTATTGGTGTCTTCATCTCATATTGGATAAGGAATAAACGCCGCTGGTTGCTTGAGGTAGAAGATGCTGATTCTGTTTTAGCCGATTTAACTTATGGAGTTATAGGTAGACAAGTTGCTAAACACCGATGGGAAGAAATTTACCAGCAAGAATTTCAAGATAAAGTTTATGATGAATTAAAAGAAGTTGCTTCTAAAAAGTTAGGTGTAACATTAGACGGAATCCAATTCTCTGATTTAACTAAATCAAAAACATTACGCATTGTGCAGGAATAAATTATGGCTAAAGAAATAAAACCTCTCTATAAAAATGTCGAAGCGGTACTGCTACAACATCGTGAAGATATTACAACGTGTACCTGGGATGGTGAATATCGCGAAGAAGTAGAAATATATGAGTAATATAACGGTAAACGCCCACGGCGAGTTAGACTTAGGCTATCTCTCGTCCAAATAAATTACTGGTTAAAGATATTAAAGGCAGCTAAATCAGCTATTATAGAAAGAATGAATAGGGATGCAGTAGAATGATTTTAGGATTTGACCCAGGCATTACGGGCGCTATAGCTGAGTATCATCCTGACGGTGGAATTGTTTTGCATGATATGCCCACCACTGCAAAGCTAACCGGCAAAGGATTTAAAGTTAATGAAGATTTGTTATGTAATCTACTTGACAGTATAGGCGTGCCCGATATATACTGTGCTTTTGTTGAACAAGTAAATGCAATGCCACCAATAGGTGGAAATAGGAGTGCCGGTGCAACGTCAATGTTCGGCTTCGGCGAAGGGTTCGGAATCATCAAAGGATGTTTAGCCGGGCTCGGTGTCAGGAGAGAATACGTAGCCCCGGCAACCTGGAAAAAACAATTTGGATTATTAAAGAAGGAAAAAGATGCAGCGAGAACTTTTGCACTACAAAGATTTCCGCATGTATCAAATGAGTTAAAACGTAAAAAAGATATAGGTAGGGCCGATGCACTTTTAATTGCAAGTTACGGTCACGATAAATTACTCGGAGAAATAATGTAATGAGCAAACCTTTAGTTTATTTAGCTGGCGCAATAGCTGGCCAGGAATATGATGATGCAGCTGATTGGAGAGTAAAAGCAGCTTCAATACTAGAAGATAGTCATAATATTAAAACACTTAGTCCTTTACGTGCTAAGGCAACTCTCGGCCAAATTAATAATGGTACTATATCTAAAGACCATAATCATTATAAAGATTGTGGACCTTTCTTTACACAAAAAGGAATCTTAACACGCGATTTTAATGATGTTAAACGTGCTGATATTCTTTTAGTTAATTTACGAGGACTAGAAAATTTTAGTGTGGGTACCTGTATTGAATTAGGATGGGCCTATTCTTTTCAAAAACCTGTAGTGGTTTTAATTGATAAAGAAAACATACACCATACACATCCAATGGTTGCTGAATCATTAGGCCCTTTTCAATTTGATAATTTATATGATGCTATTGATGCAGTTCATAATATATTAGGAGAAGAGTAGATGGTAGCGAAGAAAACAGATTCAGGTTTAAAAGATTCAGGTAAACGTAGAAAATTTGATACCGGTGCACAAAGAGACCGAGGGGAATTAAAAGGTCGACCTGATTTAAGACCAATACATGCACTACATAAATTTGATGTTCATACTGAAAAAGGTGCCATTAAATATGATGCACGCAATTGGGAAAAAGGTATGCCACTATCTGAATATTATAATTCAGCTACCAGGCACGCAGAAAAGATACTTGCAGGATATACTGATGAAGACCATGAAGCAGCCTGGTTGTGGAATGTAATGTGCTTCATTGAAACAAAACATCGAATTGAAGTTGGCATACTTCCAAAAGAATTAAATGATATGCCTACTACATTCGCAGCATTGGAGCCTAATTTCTGATGACACATACTTTTAGAGAGATATATAAGCCAAACCCTGCCCACGGGCCTGTTGTTGGTATAGTCCAATTCAGGGATAAAGTATTAATAGCGCAAGCTAATGGACCTTTATTAGAACTTGAGTATGACGAGGCCAGTGATGAATATGGAGCTAAAGAGGTTCCAGGTATATGAGTGAATCGATATTGGAGTTGTGGAAAGAAGTTCTTAAAAAAGCAGTAGCCGATGCTAAAGAAGGACCGAGTGAACGTGACATAAAAGATTATGTTTATTGCACTAAGGCGAATGCTAAAGAATGGATACAAGGTAAATCAGAAGAACCAGGTAGCTTTATCTGGGTGTGTGACTTACTAGATTTAAAGCCAAGTGCTGTACGCAGAGAAATTTTTAGTAGAAAGAAAAGTGAGAAAGATTAAATATTTTTTCCTGGCTTTATTTATTGCTCTGCCTGTGTCACCCTTATTAATAATAGGAGTATCGTGGTTAATACAACATTATGGCTAATGAACTAAAATTTTTCCAGGAAGTAGGACGAGATTTCCTAGCTTCCAAAACGCGTGCTTTACTCGCGGACCAGATGAGATTGGGTAAAACTCCCCAAGCTATTACGGCCTGCGATAAAGTTAACGCGAGTAAAATTCTAGTTGCCTGTCCCGCTATTGCCCGGCCAGTGTGGAGAGAACATTTTAAAGAATGGTCACCTAGAAATAGGACCATACAAACTTTATTAAAACCCGGTCAGTATGTAGAATCAGAAAATACAATAGTGATCGCTTCCTATGATTATATTAGGACCAATAAGGATGATTTAACAAAAGAAAGATGGGATGTTTTAATCCCGGATGAATCTCACTTTTTAAAATCGATTAGTGCACAACGTACTAAAGCTATCTTTGCTAAAGGTGGTTTAGGTTGGTTTTCTGATAGAATATGGTGCCTCTCAGGAACCCCAGCGCCTAATAATGCAAGTGAGTTATGGCCAATATTAACAGCTTATGGATTAATTAAGATGAGCTATTATAATTTCATCAGTTATTTCTGTACGCTTAATGGAGATGGTAAGCCTGTGGGTACTCGTGCAGACCATGTTGGCGAACTTCGTGCTATACTAAAGAAATTTATATTAAGAAGATTGAAAAAAGAGGTAGCTCCAGAATTGCCAGAATGTAGCCTAGAAAAAGTACCCGTAGAATCCAGTACTGAATTTTTAGATTTAATCAGACCGATTGAATGTGATGATATGCTTGCTACGGCCTTACAGCAAGAAAAGGATTTGAAGTTAGCATTAGATAAATTACCAGCGAACCAGCACGCACAATACCTAGCCCTTAATGCTGGTAATTACGTGACATTGCGCCGAGTTAATGCTACATTAAAAACGCCGGCTGTATTTAATACAATTAAATTTGAAATAGAAAATAATTTAGTTGACAAGCTCGTTATCTTTTGTTATCATCGTGAACCTATAAAGCTGTTAGGAAGTTTATTACCAGCTAAAGGAATTAAAACAGGTGTATTGTATGGTGGTACTCCAGAAAAGAAACGAGAGGCAGCACTTAAAGCGTTTAGAAGGCCGACTAAAGAAGGTGGTTCAAGAGTTCTTGTTTGCCAAATACTCGCTGCAGGTACAGCCATTGATTTATCAGTGGCCTGCGAGGGAATCGCTCTCGAAGAAGATTGGGTACCAGGTAACAATGCCCAAGCCTTTGAAAGAATGGGCGGATATAAGCAAACTAATCCCATTACCATAAGGAAAGTTTACTTGCCAAACAGTATTGACTTAGATGTTAGCGAAACATTAAGTCGTAAAGAAAGAGAACTGAGTTCTATATTTGATTAATTGGAGAACAAAATATGAGTATTAAAGTTACATTTGAATGTGATACAGTTGAAGAAGCTATCGTTTTACTAGGTAAGCACGTGGATGAACAAAACCCACCTGTCGTTACGACAACTAAGCCAGGACCTGCCGCAGGTGCGGCTGATGACGCAAATAAAACTGTTGCTAAATTAGCGCCAGCTAAAGCAGCTCAAGTATTGATTGATGAGCACAATTTAAATGTAGCAGACATTACCGGGACGGGTAAAGGAGGACGTATTACTAAAGGTGATGTAGAAAAATATTTCAAAAGCATAGCACCTGAACCTGTGGACCCTGTGAAAAAAGAATCAGGTTCTGAAGAAGGTGGTGAGTCTGAAGTAACCATTGACGTAGTACGAGATAAGCTGAAAGAACTTAATGGTGCTAAAGACATGGATACGTGTTTAAAAGTACTAAGTCATTTTGGTGTTAAGCGAGTCAGTGATTTAGAAGTTGACCAGTATCAAAAATTTATTGATAAGTGTAATGATGTGATTAATGGTGGTAAAGTGTGAGCAAAGATTTATCTACAGAAATAGCTATAATCCTGGAAGAAGTAGTGCAGGAATTTATTTCTGCTCAAAAGCAGCACCCTCACTGGCCTGACGATTTGATACATGGTGCTACCATATTAGCAGAAGAATCTGGTGAAGTTGTTAAGGCAGCACTGCAGTACACTTATGAACCTCATACAGCACTGCAGTACACTTATGAACCTCATACAGCACTGCAGTACACTTATGAACCTCATAAAGGCACAAACCTATATGACTTAGAAAAAGAGTTGATTCAAACGGCAGCAATGGCTATACGTAATCTAGTTCACATAAGGTTGAATCACATTGCAGTTAAGCCAGATAACGGAGAAGTAGTAAATGACTTTACCTAAGCCAGAGCAAAATTCTACACACGCAAAGTTATCTGCTTCGAGTGCACACCGCTGGTCGGTGTGTACAGGAAGCGTAGCTTTAAGTGAACACGTACCTAACACTACGTCAGAATACGCAGCGCAGGGTACATTTGCACATCACATTGCAGCAGAATGTTTACTTGACCCTACAAAATATCAACCAAGTAATTGGTTAGGTGAAGTAGAAGTTATAGATGGATATTCTATTACATGTGACCAGGAAATGGTTGATGCAGTAGAAGACTATTTAAGATTAGTTCGACAACACATAACATCTGATGATGATATTCTTTTAGTCGAAACTGATTTTACACCTGAGTTAATTAAACTGCATCCTGATTTTGGAGGTAGCTCTGATGCCATTGTTATTTCCAGGAAAACAAAAACGATTTATGTATTCGATTTAAAATACGGTGCAGGTATAAAGGTAGATGTCTATGACAACATTCAATTAAAATATTATGCATTAGGTGCACTCCTGGCTTCTAAAGCTAATGTTGATACTGTTGTCATAGGTGTTATTCAACCAAGGTTAAGTTTAGAAGGCGATGCACTAAGTACATTTGAATTTGATGCAGTGGACCTAATAGACTTCTCTGCAGATTTAATCGATGCAGCTAATGAAACAGCAGATTTTGATGCGCCATTAGTTCCAGGAGATAAGCAATGTCAGTGGTGCCCGGTAGCAGATTGCCCTGCACTTAAAGCAAAACAGGACCAGTTAATGACACAAGAATTTGAAATAGTAAATCAAGAATTATCTGATGATACATTAGGTAAAGCGCTTGATATAATACCTTTAGTTGAAGCACGCATTAAACAGTTACGTGAATTGGCTTATCAAAATGGATTGAAGGGTAGCCCTCCTCCAGGATATAAAATAGTTGATAAGATTGCTCGTCGTAAATGGAAGAGTGCTGAAGATGCTGAAACTAAATATGAAATTTTATTAGGCAGTGATGCATTCACTGAACCTAAGCTAAAGACTCCGCCTCAGATAGAAAAAATTTTATCTAAGGCAGATAAAAAATCTCTCGAAGAAGATGTTGAAAAGAAATCAAGTGGTTTCACATTAGTACATGAGAGTGACAAAAGGCAACCGGCTTTGCTGGCTGCTCCCGATGACTTTGATATAGTGGAGAACAAAGAAGATGAGTAAAATTCGTTTAGAAAATGTTCGCCTTACCTTTCCTAACTTGTTTGAAGCTCAACAAGTCAATGGCCAAGGTACAGCGAAATTCAGTGCAGCATTTTTATTTGGTGCAGAACATCCTGCCACTGCTGTTGTTAAGAAAGCTTTAACAGAAGTAGCAAAAGAAAAATGGGGCGCTAAAGCAGCAGAAGTTTATAAGGGTTTAAAAGCTGCGGACCGTTTATGTTTACATGATGGTGCAAGTAAAACTCAGTATGAGGGTTATGAAGGTAATTTATTTGTTAACTCAACAAATGAACTTCGACCTACCGTACTTGATGGTAACCGTAATCCATTAGTAGCTGCAGATGGTAAACCGTATAGTGGTTGTTATGTTAATGCAGTCATTGAAGTATGGGCACAAGACAATAAGTTTGGTAAACGTCTTAATGCTTCATTACTTGGTGTACAATTTCACGCTGATGGTGAGCGTCTAGCAGGTGGTTCTGTTGCATCTGAAGATGACTTTGAAGAAATCCCTGATGCAGGTGGTGATGGTGCAGCTGACGTATTTGGTGATGAAGCTGATTCTGGTTCTGCTGAAGAAGACCCCTTTGAATAAATAAAAGTTTTCATGTAGTACTCCTCCCCTTTTTCCCGCCTCTAGTAGGCGGGATTTTTTATAATAAAGGAAGATATGAAAGACGAATTATTCACTGACTTTGAAACATTCAGCACGTTAGACCTTCGCAAAAAAGGTTTATGGAATTATGTTATAAGCCCAGGTACTGGAGTCTTATGTTTATCCTATGCTTTTGATGATGACCCTGCTGGTATAGTTTACTTTGATGAGGACCTATACCCGGATGATATGTATGCATTAAAGAAAATGTTTGAACATGTCAAAGCCGGTAAAACTTTTATAGCACATAATGCTTCCTTCGAATTAGCCATATGGAATTTATTATTTCATAAAAGATGTAAATGGCCGAAGTTAAATCCAGAACAAGTAATCTGTACAATGGCAGAGTGCTACGCCATGAACCTGCCTGGTTCGTTAGAGAACGCTGCAGCTGCATTAGGCTTACGTTTATCTAAAGACACCGATGGTAAAGCTTTAATGCTACGTATGTGTAAGCCAATAAATAATAGTAAATTAATTTCAGGTGAAGATAATGCCCCATTATGGTATCACGATTCTGATTCATTTACTTTTATGGGTAAGAAGATATCAGGTGCAGAAGCAGTAAAAAGATTAGGACAATATTGTGCACAGGATACAGAAGTAGAACGGGCTATCCATAGGCGCACTTTACCCTTGTCTGCCCATGAAAGAAAAGTATGGGCAATGGATTACAAGATTAATCAAAGAGGGGTTCTATTTGACCCCGATGCTGTTAAAGGTGCATTAGCAATTAGAGATGAAACAACTGAATATTTAAATAATGAAATGAATAAATTAACTGATGGACATGTAGCTAAGTGTTCTTCAATAGCTGCCCTTAAAGATTGGGTTGCAGATTTCGGTGTGATTAAAGACAGTTTATCAAAGGACGTAATAGTAGAAATAATAGAAAATGATGAGACTAACATCGAAAGAATTAAATTGCCTGAAGAGGTCAGGCGTGCTCTCGAACTTAGGAGAGAAGCGGGTCGCGCAACAAGTGTTTCTAAACTCGCAACAATTGGACTCCAATCCGATAAGAAAGGACGAGTCCATAATATGTTCCAGTACCATGGAGCCGGCACAGGACGGTGGGCAGGAAGAGGTGTCCAGCCTCACAACTTCACAAGAGACTTACCAAAACCTGAAGTGGTTGAGGAAATTATTAAATATGTTAAAGAGGGCAAAGCATCTACCATTGATATGCTTTATGGTCCACCATTAACTACTATCTCTAAATTATTACGAGGCTTTATAACAGCAGGTGAAGGACGGTCTTTTATTGGAGGGGATTATTCTAATGTTGAAGGTAGAGGTTTAGCCTGGCTTGCTGGTGAACAATGGAAACTTGATGCCTTTGAAGAGTATGATAATGGTACGGGTCCTGATTTATACAAATTAGCTTATGCTAATACATTTCATGTTGATGTAAATTCTATTACTGATGAGCAAAGACAAGTCGGTAAGGTTGAAGAATTGGCATTAGGTTATGCTGGTGGTGTGGGCGCCTTCCGCCAAATGGGTGGTGATAGTTTAGAACTAACTGATGAACAGATAGATGGTATTAAAAATGGTTGGAGAGATGCACACCTTAATATAAAAGCATATTGGAAAGAGTTACAAAAAGCTGCGATAGCTGCAGTGCTTCACAAAGGTTCAACTTACGAAGCCGGTTCACCAGGTAGACAAGTTAAATTTAAAACAGCAGGTTCTTTTTTGTGGTGTTTACTTCCAAGTGGTCGCGCTTTGTGCTATCCTTATCCTCAAATTAGACATGGAGATTATGGTCCATATTTAACGTATAAGATTGCACCATCACAAGATGATTTTAAAAAAGGTAGAATCATTGACGACCCAACTAATACAAGACAATGGGCTCGTGTTAGTACATATGGGGGTAAACTATCTGAAAATATAACACAAGCTATCTGTAGAGATTTATTAGCAAACGCCATGCTGAACCTTCAAGACGCAGGTTATCTAATCGTTTTACATGTGCATGATGAAAGTGTAGAGGAAGGAAATTTTACAGAAGATGATAGAATAAAGGTTGAAACTATAATGAACACTGTACCCAGATGGGCTAAAGACTTTCCTCTAAAAGCAAAATGTTGGTTGAATAAGAGGTATATAAAATAATGGCTGAAGTCAGAGTTAAAGTAGGACGAGATGAAAGAGTACACTTCATGAACCCGGCTGAAGAACAACGCTTTGTAATAGCAAAGTTAAAAGCAGCTGGTGTACCTTTCGAAGGTGAAGCATTATTAGTTGGGTTAGGCAGTGGAACTTTAGCGATTACACATAATCGATTTGAAGATTCTTTTCTTTACATTTACAAAGGATAAAATATTATGGCAATAACAGCAAGAGTAGAAGAAACTAAATCTCCAAAATACAGAGGCCCTGAAGTTGATGCACCTTATGCCCTTTATGTAGAATGCGGAGAGCGAGCTTTCTATGTCGACTTCGATAGTAAAGAAGATTTTCCTTCAGCTCTAACTAAGGCTGGGGTAGCATTATATAATGCAGCTAACCCAGACCATAAGCCCGTCATAGTAGACACCTCTAAAAATTAAAAATATTGGATTTAACATGGGGGATATAGTCGACAAGGCTGAACACGCGTCTAATGCTTTCTTTAATGAAGCATTAAATAACAAAGCCGAAGAAGCCCCAGAACATACTGGAGAATGTTTCAATTGTGGCGAGCCATTAGCTGCGCCAATGAGATGGTGTGACACAGACTGCAGAGATGATTGGGAAAAAATAAATAATAAATATATAACTCATTATGTCGAAGACTGACTATGCAAAAGACCTGATACAACGTGGCTTTAAAGTATTCCCTGTAGCAGCGAATGCTAAAGTCCCACCTGTGTTTAAAGGTTGGCAAGATAAATCAGAAGAGTGTGCTGCGTTTGTTAATTCGTGGTGGGCTGTTGACGATTTTAATATAGGTATCCACTGTAAAGATTTAATTGTTCTTGATATAGATGTAAAGAATGATGGTCCTAATTCGTTAACCGAACTGGAGGAAGAATATGGTTTACCAAATACGCTTGAATTTAGAACTGCCACAGGTGGCAGGCATATTATTTACTCGCACCCTGGAGGTGTTAAGAACTCCGTTGGCGAGATTGGGTCTGGTATCGATGTACGTTCAAACAAGGGATATGTCGTCGCACCAGGTAGCAAGGTTCCAGGAGGAAGTTACAGCATCCTTAATGACGAGCCAATCGCGGAAGCACCTGATTGGTTAGTTAGCTTATGCAAGCCTGTAAGAGAAGTCGAGAAACTTCCAGATTATGGAAGTTACACCAACCAATCTATTGCTACGACTCGTGCAGTAGAGTACCTACGACAAGCTCCAGTAGCCATTGAAGGTGAGGGTGGAGATGCTAAAACATTTGCTACCATTTGTAGAGTACGAGATTTAGGAGTCGATGTTGACAACGCATTAGATGTTTTATCATATTGGAATGATAGATGTGAACCACCCTGGGGCATAAACGAACTAAGAGATAAAATAATTAATGCTTATAAGTATGCACAAAATTCTGCAGGCTCTGATTCAGTTGAAGCCATGTTTGACATTGTTCAGGAAAATGAAGCGTCCATTAATAATGAACAACCTGAATTATTGAACGACGATGAAATCTATACACCTGATGATGTTGAATTAACATCTGTACTTAATACAAAATACATTGTTAAAGGATGGTTAGATAGAGATTCACAAGCGTTATTGTTTGGCCATTGGGGTGCAGGTAAAACTTTTATATCATTACATATGGCAGCACACATTGTATCAGGTGATGATTGGTTCGGCAGTCGAGTTAATAATGGCGGCGTATTATACTATGGCTATGAAGGTGCAACCGCTATGCGCAGACGCGTCTATGCACTTAGAAAAGAATATCCCGATTGGGATTTTGAACAGTTTAAAATTAAACCTATGCGCTGGCCTCTCGTAAAAAGAAATTCAGAAGGTGCAAGAACCATAGGTCAAAAACATTTTGAACGTGCATTAAAAATATTTAAACAGGATACCGGTGAGTATCCTTCTTTAATTGTTATTGACCCACTTCGAAATGCATTAGGTGGTTCGGATTCTGACCCGGAATTGACTTCGCCCTACTTAGCTTACCTCCAGGAAATAACTAAAAAATACGGTTGTGCTACCATGACAATACATCATCCAGGTCATGGTGATGCAGAACGAGGCCGAGGTGATTCTGGTATTGAAGGTCATATGGATACTGTCATTAAAGTTGATGGTGTGCGAGGTTTAATTGAAACACGCAAACAGCGCGATGACCCAGCAAGTAATTTATTCTATAGATTAAAAGTAGTTGAGATAGGGCAGGATGAAGATGGCGATACGCGAACTACCTGTGTCGTTGAACCCGTTGCAATGAACGAACTGGACCCTGGCCTGACCAATGAGCAACAATCAATCTACGATAAGCTCAAAGAAATTGCAGGTCCTAAAGGATTGATAACTAAATCTCAATTTAGTAGAGCAGCCCAGGGAATAAAAACCGCAGTTAAAACTGAGATATTTGATATACTTATTCAGAAGCGATACCTAATCGCAGACGGTAAACAATGGCGAGTAGGTGCAGGTGCAGCGGAGATGTTTTCATGATTGACTTTTTAAAATCTTTATTATGTTTGATAGGTTTGCACAATAATCCTATATTTAAATATCAATATTATGAAGAAGAAGTA